ACCGGCGGGCGCGCGAGCACCTGGGCGGCCGAGGGGCTGATCACCGTGACCGATGGCGACGTCATCGACTACGAGGCGATCAAGGCGGCGCTGCGCGAGGACGCCGAGCTGTACGACATCGCGGAGATCGGCTTCGACCGGTGGAACGCCACCCAGCTATCGCTTGACCTGCTGGACGAGGGATTCCCGCTGATACAGACTGGCCAGGGGTTCGCGTCCATGACGGGGCCGACGAAGGAGTTCCTGCGGCTGGTCGCCGCTGGCGCTTACCGGCACGGCGGCAACCCGGTCGCGCGATGGCAGGTCGGCAACCTGATCACGCGGTCGGATCCGGCTGGCAACGTGAAGCCGGACAAGGCGCGCAGCGCCGACAAGATCGACTCCGTGGTCGCCGCGATCATGGCGCTGGACCGGGCGATACGCCACGCCGAGCCCGAGCGCCAGGACTACGCGGCGGCGGGGTTCTAGGAAGGGACGGCGCCGTGGTGGACTACCTGGGCAGCCAGCTCGACCCCGGACAGCTCCGTCAGATGGCGGCGGCGAAACTCGACTTCCAGGCGGCGCGCGCCCGGTTCTACCAGATGCACTACGACCTTGAGGCCGGGATCATCGCGCTGCTGAACACCGCGGAGCGCGAGACGTTCCGCACGTTCCTCGCCGAGTCGCACGCCAACTGGTGCGAGCTGGTCGTCAACGCGGTCGCCGAGCGGCTCCAGGTCGTCGGGTTCCGGTTCGACAACAAGAGCGACAGCGACGCGGCGTGGGAGATCTGGCAGGCGAACAGCCTCGACGCGGACGCCGAGCTCGCCCAGACTGACGCCCTGGTGCAAGGGTGCTCGTTCCTGCTCGTGCAGCCCGACGACGACAACCCGTGCGGCGTGTCGATCACCCACGAGTCGGCGATGCAGGCGACGGTGCTCTACGAGCCGGGGAGCTGCCGCAAGCGGATCGCCGGGTACAAGCGGTTCCCCGCCGACCCGTGGGTCAACGCGGAGATCTCCGTGGTGTCGGACGGGTCGCTGATCCTCGGCACCGGCGGGCAGGTTGAGGTGCTGATCACCCCCGACGTGATCTACACGTGGATGCCGGGCATCTCCCAGCCGTCCACCGAGCCGAACCCGGCCGGGTTCGTCGGCCTGGTCGAGATCGTGCCGCAGCCGCGCACCCTCGCGGCGCCGCGCTCGGAGCTGCACAGCGCCGTGTCGATCCAGGACCGCATCCACACGACGATCTTCAACCGGCTCGTGGCGACCGACTACGGCGCGTTCCGCCAGATCTGGGCGACCGGCATCAAGATCGCGCAGCAGGTCATCAGGGAGGGCGAGAGCGGTACCCCGGTCAAGGTCGGCCGGCCGTTCGACGTCGGCGCGAACCGGCTGCTGACCAACGAGGCGCCGGACGGCAAGTTCGGCAGCTTCCCAGAGTCGACGCTGGCGGGCTACCTCGCGAGCGTGTCGCAGGACATCGAGCAGCTCGCGGCGATCACCCAGACGCCGCCGCACTACCTGCTCGGCAAGCTGGTCAACCTGTCCGCCGACGCGATCAAGGCCGCTGAGACGGGCCTTGTGTCCAAGTGCCGCCGCCGCTCCACGCACATCGGCGAGGCGTACGAGGACGCTATGCGGTGCGCGTTCTCGCTGACCGGCAGCGCGGCGGCCGCCGACACCTCAGCCGAGGTGATCTGGATGGACATGGAAACCCGGTCCGAGGCGCAGCGCGTCGACGCGCTGCTGAAGATGTCCGCGCTCGGCGTGCCCCGCGACGTGCTGTGGCAGAAGTGGGGAGCGACGCCGCAGGAAATCGACCAGTGGAACGCTATGCTCACGGCCAGCGCCGCCGAGACGGTCGAGCTGAGCCCGGCCATCCCGCGCGGCGTCAAGGCCGCGCCCGCCGCGCCCGTGGCGGTCGCCCCAGCGATCGAGCCGACCGCGCCCGCCGAGCCCGCGCCATGACGCCTGAGAGGAACAGCCGATGACCACCCCGACCGCGCCCGCCGACCCGGCACCCGCGCCAGCGCCCGCGCCCAACGGCACCGCGCCCGCGCCCGCGGCGCCGCCCGACCCGAGCGCCGCGAGCGTCGCCAAGCTTGAGTCGACGCTCGCCGAGGTCCGCGGCGAGCTGAAGGACGCCAAGCAGGCGCTCGCCACCGCGCAGCAGGCATCGATGAGCGACCAGGAGAAGCAGATCGCCGTGGCGCGCGCCGAGGGCAAGGCCGAGGCGGCGAAGGAGGCAGCCGAGCGGCTCGCCGCGGCCGAGTTCCGGATCGCCGCCGCCGGCCGCCTGGCCAACCCGGAGGCCGCGCTGGCGATGCTGGACATGGCCAAGCTGGTCCAGAAGAACGGCGAGCCGAACCGGCAGGCGATCGCCGCGCTGGTCGAGCAGCTCGCGCCCCAGCAAGCGCAGCAGCCCGGCGGGGGTCACGTGATCCCCACCGGGCCGCGTACTGCGTCTACCCCGGCTGCTGACGGCGACTGGCTACGGCAGGTGCAGCGCGGTCCCCGTCGCGGGTCTAGGGCTTAGGCCCTGGCCACGCCGGTTCCGTGCACCGCGATGTCGTAGAACGACGGGGCGAGGTGCGGGTTGTCATTGCCGACCGCGGCGAGCACCTGGCGCACCGACAGGTGCTGAAGCGGGCAGACCTGAACGTTGCGGTACTTGGTGACCTGGTTGAACGCGAACATCGCGGTCAGGTCGTACCAGCCCGCGCCGGCCGCGCCGGCGAAGGTGCCCGCGCCGCCCGCGAACTGCCAGGCGGCGTGCTGGTCGACGGTGACGTCGCACGCCGCCAGGTCGACGTGGACCGCGCCGAGCGCTGCGTGCCGGACGATGACGTCGCTGGTGCCGGTGGTGAACTCACCGCGCGTGGCGGTCTGCTCGGCGTCGGTCCCGGCGGTGATCGCGACCGGCCCGGTTGCCTCCACGTCGTTCGTGGTCACCGAGCCGATGCCGCTGATCTGCACGCTGAACTGCTCGGCCTTGAGCGGGTGCACGACCGGCGTGACCGGCAGTTGCGTCACTGTCGGCGTCGGGGTCGGGTGACCGCCGGACGGCGACGCGAGCGCCGCGCTGGCGGGGATCAGGGCGAGAACCGCGACCGCCAGGCCGCCGAACATCGCTGCCCTCACGTTCTTCATGGTGAAACCTCCTCTTAGCGGCGACGCCCCGCCGAGCACAATAGCCGCAGCAAGTGACATCGCGCATCGGCACCGTGCATACTGGCCCAGATGCCGGGCGGTGCGACGCCACCGGCAGCCGGTAGCCGAATCCGGGTGCTTCACGAGGCGCGATGCCGAGGCCGCCGGGGCGCGAGGCGCGATGCCAGTGCTCCGCAGGTGGCGCGTAAAGCGGCGTGACCAGCAGTTACGTCACGCTGAAAGCGGAGCACCATGACGACGCCAATCGCGCCGCTGGACTTCTCGGGTGTCGTCCCGATCGAGTTCAGCACCCAGATCATCCAGGAAGCCATCCAGCAGTCGGCCGTGCTGCGGCTCGCGAACCTCGTGCCGATGGGCACGGGAATCGCCGAGATGCCGGTCCCTACCTCGCTGCCGTCCGCTGGCTGGGTCAGCGTGGCCGGTGGCCGCAAGCCGTACACCTCGCTCGGCCTGGGCACCAAGACCCTGCACGCCGAGGAAGTCGCCGCGGTCACCGCGATCCCGGACGTCTACCTCGAGGACATCTCAATCAACCTGTGGGGCTGGGTACGCCCGCGCCTCGCCGAGGCCATCGCCATCGCCATCGATGAGGCGATCCTGTTCGGCCACAACAACCCGGCGACCTTCCCGCCCGGCGGCGTGGCGGACCCCGCGTTCTGCACGTGGACGCCGCCCGGCTACGACGCGGCCGACACGGTGAACGCCGCGATGAGCGCGGTGGAGGCGCAGGGCCTCAACGTCAACGGTGACACCGCCGACATCACCGTCAAGGGGATGCTCCGCGGGCTGCGCGACGCCCAGGGGGCGCTGCTGATGGGGTTCGACCAGATCAACGGCCAGGACACGCAGACGCTGTGGGGCCACCCGATCACCTACACGCCGTTCATCACGCAGTCGCTCAACTTCATCACCGGCGACTGGTCCTCGCTGATCGTCGGCGTCCGGCAGGACATCCGCTACCTGATGGACCCGAGCGCGGTCATCGCCGACGACACCGGCAAGGTGGTCATCTCCGGGTTCCAGGACAACACCACGCCCCTGAAGGTGTGGGCGCGGTTCGCCTGCCAGATCATCAACCCGGTCACCCGCCAGGCGCCGGACGGCGCGCTGCCGTTCGCGTCGACCAAGCTCGCCGGGTGGACCCCGCCCGCGCCGGCCGGCGGCGCGGCGGCCACCAGCACGGCGGCCAAGGCACCGGCCAAGTAGCCGTGACCTCCCCGGTTCCCTGGCAGGCGTGGGCGCCGCCGCTCGACCCCCCGGTCGACGGCGGCCTGCCCGCGATCCAGGCGCAGGCGATCGCCGACGAGTGGTGGGACGTCGACCCGCACCTGTGCGCGGCGCTCCAGTGGGAGGCGTACGCCGCGATGCTGCCGCCGTCCCTGCCGATGTCGCGAGTGTCGACCGGCGCCCAGTCGGTCGCCTACGACCCGCCGATGCCCGGCGGCGACTCGGGCGCGGCGATGGCCCGGGCGGCGTGGCACCGCTCGTTCGTCACCGGCGAGCTCGTGTCGGTGCCGTTGCGCGCGCCCGCGCCGCACCGCATCGGGGGCGCCGAGTGGTTCTGGAACTGGTGGACCACGGAGCCGGCCGAGTGACCGCCGCCGGCCTGCTGCTCGCGCAGGACACCGCGAGCCTGTACCCGCCGTCGGCGGCCGCCGACGAGCACGGCTGGGCGCTGCCCGGCCCGGACGCCTACTGGACCGGCCCGTGCAACCTGCAGCTCGCGTCGGGGCTGTCCGACCCGAACGCCGCGCAGGGCGGCGGCCACGGGCCGTACGCGCCGCACGCCGCCCAGGCCGGCACGCTGTACCTGCCGCCGGACTGCCCGCTCGCCGAGGGATCGGCCGCGCAGGTCCGCGGCGGGTGGTTCGTCGTGTCGCAGGCCCGGCTGATCACCGACCCGACCGGATCGCCTGGCGGCGGCGCGTCGTGCTGGGTCGCGACCGTGGCCGCCACCGCGCAGTGGGCGGCCGACGATGGCAGCTAAGGCCGAGTTCACGATCACGGACTACGACGCGCCGAGCCTCGCGGTTGACCCCGACCTCGGGCGCATCGCGCGGCAGCTCGCGCAGCTCGCCGCCGACGAGAGCCCGTACGACACCGGCACGCTGGCGGGCGGCTACAAGGTGATCCACACCGGCCTGGCCCGCTGGAGCGTCATCAACGACGTCCCTTACTGGCACTACGTCGAGTTCGGGACGTCCGAGCACGGCGCCGCGCAGCCCGCTTTCGG